AGCTGCTGCATTATCTAAGTTTCAATATGGAAGTGGAAATTTTCCAAAAGGTGGTTTAACTGAGGGAATTAATGAATGGGTAAGAAAGAAAAGGTTTCAGTTTAGAGATAAAAAAAGTGGTAGGTTTATGAGTTATGATAGTACTGCTTTTATGGTTACTAGGAGTATTTACAACAAAGGTATTGAAGCAACAGAGTTTTTTTCTAAGCCATTTGATAGAGTTTTAAAAGAAGTACCTATTGAGTTGGTAAAAGCATTCAAACTAGATGTTGAATTAGGATTGATAAAAGGAATAAAAAGATAAATTATGGATTGGACATTAGGCATAGCATTTCATTTTCCACATAACAGACTTATGTTAGGTTGGGAGTACATAGCAAAAGATGAAAGGTACACATACACAACAATTAGGTTATATTTGTTTATAGCTACACTAACACTAGATTTTTAAGATGGCAAATATAGCATTAAGAAACCCACAATTTAAAAAAATAACAATACAAGCATCTGGTACATTATCTGTTGTATGTACAGTTTCTATTGATAGCACAATAAGGTACACGCTTATAAAGAATGTACAACCATCAACAACTATAAATTTTGACATTGCAGAACTAGCTAGGGATTATTTAGAGATAGCATACCAAACAGATTACATACCTCAAACAGTTGCTATTCAAACTATCATAACACCATACGATGGTTTAAATGGTACCGGTAATTCATTACCTTTATTGGCAGTAACTTACAACGATGTAGGGTTTGAAGCCTATGGTGAATTTACAGATGGTGTAAACCCGGAGGTACCTTTTGGTAGAAGTTTAACTACTTTATTAATACCTATAAATGAAGATACAGATGAGTTTACAATATTAGCACCAAATAATCAGACTGGTAAAATACCATACCTAACAAGTAGCTTTAGAGGTGCAGATGGTTATTTAGCAAGTGATACAAGTGTAACAATACAAGGTGTGGATTGTACTATAAAAAGAATTGACTGCACAAAGTATGGTGATGGTAACAGAATTATCTACATAAACAAATATGGGGCACAACAAGATTTATGGTTTTTCTTAAAACAAACTAGAAACATAAACAGAACAAACGAGGGTTACAAATCAAACACAATAACCTATCCAAGTGGTGGTGCTACTTATTCTATTCAAGATGCACCAAACAAAGTATTTAATACACAAGCAAAACAAACACATACATTTAGTAGTGGGTATTACCCAGAGTTTTTAAATCAACAATTTGAAGAACTATTATTAAGCGAATTTATTTGGTGGTCAACAGTTAAAAAAGGTGTTGGTATAGTTATACCCTTAAAGGTTAAAACCTCAACAGTAGCTTTTAAAACAAGTGTAAACGATAGGCTAATAGAATACACAATAGAATTTGAAGAAGCATTTGATTACATAAACAACATTAGATAAATGCGTAGACTACAACTATACATAGATGGACAAAGAGTAGATTTGTTTAAAGATGAAAGTGTTTCACTTACTCAAACAATAAAGAATGTAAAAGACTTAGCAAAGGTGTTTACAGAATTTACTCAAACCTTTTCTGTACCAGCATCAAGTGTGAACAATAAGATATTTCAACACTACTATAACTTTAATATTTCAAATGGTTTTGATGCTAGAAAAAAAGCTGTTGCAAGATTAGAATTAAATGATTTACCTTTTAAAGATGGTAAAATAGCACTAGAGGGTGTAGAACTAAAAAACAATTTAGCACACACTTACAAGATTACTTTCTTTGGTAATACAGTAGATTTAAAAGATATACTAGGTGATAATGAATTGGCGGGTTTACCATTAAACCAAAACCAAATATATGATTACACGAATATAAAAACAAGAATGCAATTAGTAAATAATGATATTATTGCACCTTTAATCACACACACTAATAGACTAATTTACAATAGTAGCAGTCATTCAGTATATGATCCAGTAGCAACAACAAATAATATATACCCACATACTGGTGACACTCTTAATGGTGTAGCCTGGAACGAGTTTAAATATGCTATAAGGTTACAAGCTATTATTGATGCAATAGAAACCAGATACAATATTACTTTTTCAGATGATTTTTTTAATGACAACACTAACGAGCAATTTAATAATTTGTTTATGTGGTTGCATCGTAAAAGTGGTGATGTAGAACAAGCTGCACAAGTTGAGGTTATATTTACAAGGCTTGATGATTTAGTTGTAAAGACTGGTTCAACAGAATATATATCAACTGTATCTGATGGGGTTATATCTGTAAACGCACCAGTAGGTGTTACACCAAGTTTATTAAGGTATCAATTTGATCCAGTAGACAATACAGCAGTTTACAATGTTAGGGTATTAAGAAATGGTGGTACTGTAGTTGGTGAATTAAATGGGGTTACAAGTACAAGGGGTTTAGACATAAATGCTGGTTCATCTGGGTTAATAAACAACTCAACATACACAGTTGAAATATCGGGTGTTGGGGTTTCTTTTAATGCTAATGATATTGAAGCACGATTAAATTGGTTAGAACCATTTGGCACACCAAATTTTGGAAGTGATTTATACCACAACAACGCATCATTTCAAACACAACAAGATTTTCAATTTAACATAGTTGAGCAGATACCTAAAATGAAGATTATAGATTTTCTTTCTGGATTGTTTAATTTATTTAACCTTACTGCTTATGTTGACAATCTTGGTACAATAGTGGTAAGAACTTTGGATAGTTACTATGCAGCAAGTACAACAGTTTACAACATAGATAAATACCTAGATACTACAAAATCAACATCAGATGTTGCACTACCTTTTAATCAAATTAATTTTAGTTACAAAGGTTTAGGTTCTTTTTTAGCAAAGCAATTTAATCAACTTACCAATAGTGGTTGGGGTAGTTTAGGTTACACTTTAGATGGTGATATTTTTGATGCACCTAGTGAAGCATATAAAATAGAAGTACCATTTGAACATATGCAGTTTGAAAGGTTGTATGATGCTGGTAATTCACCACCAACATCAACAGATGTACAATATGGTTATTCTGTAAATGAAAACCAACAACCATATATAGGTGAGCCGTTGTTATTTTATCCAATTAGAATAGTAGGTGGTACAAGTATAAGAATAAGAGATACAGAAACCTCAAATGTAGATGACATAGTAAACTATTATATACCATCAAATAGTTTGGCTTTATTACCAAGTACAAGTAAAACAAACATACATTTTCAAAATGAATTTAATGAGTATTTAGCAAATGAGCCAGATAGTATAGTTGCTGGTGATAACGCATTAGGCTTTACAGATACAATATTTCAAACTGAATACAAAGAATACATACAAGATGTGTTTAGTTTAAGTAGAAGATTATTAAAAATAACTGCATACCTACCTATGAAAGTGTATTACAACTTACAACTAAATGACTTAATAGAAGTAGGGCAAAGTAGATACAAAATAAATTCAATGAAAACAGACTTAACAACTGGTAAAACAGAATTTGAATTACTAAACACAATATTATGATCAAGAATATAATAGACTTGCTACAAGTGGTTGAAGCTGATACTGAAAACATAAAGATAGCACAAGGAAAATACAAGTTAGCAGAAACTTTAAAAGAGGGTTACAATCAAATTAAAAGAGATTTAAAATGGCAGAAAAAGTAGAATTTGAATTAGTAGCAAAAACAGATGGCGTTGTTGATGGTATTAATAAAGTTGATAAAGCAGTTAAAAAAACTGGCGTTGAAGTTAAAAAAACCAACAAAGAACTTTCTGGTTTTGCATCTGGCGGTAAGCAAGTAGTTAGTGCATTAGATAGAGTTACTGGTGGTCTAGCAACTAAGTTTGTTGCAGTTGGTAAGGCTGCAAAGCTAAGTGGTAAGGCTATGCGATCAGCTTTAATATCTAGTGGTATTGGTATTGCAATAGCAGCTGTTGGTTTACTTGTTGAATACTGGGATGATGTAAGCGAAGCTATTGGTTTCTCAAATAGAGAATTAGAAAGGTATCAAGATTTATTAGGCAAAAATGATAGTATAATTAAATCAGAAAAAAAACTATTAGAAGCTTCAAAAAGACTACTTGAAGCGAATGGTAGTAATTTAACTAAAATTAATAAACAAATAGATGAAAATAATGAATTAGTAACTTCTAACTTAAGAAAACAAATAGCTACCCAAGCAAAAATATCAAACAAAGCAAGAAAAGCCTTTGAAGCTTCTGATACTGAAGCAAACGCTGCGGCTTTTGCCCAAGCAAAAAATTTATACAATGACTTAAATACTCAATTAATTAATCACAAACTTGAAATAAAATTAATTAAAAAGAAAGCCTTTGATAAAACTTTTAAGGCTGCAGCCGATGCAAGTGATGAAGAATTAGAAATAGAAAAAAGAAAGAATGACAGGCTCAAAAAGGCAGCAAAAACAAAAGCTGATGCCCTTGAAAGAATAAGAAAAGGCTTAATAGATACAGAAGCAGAAGAACGTGCTGAAAAATTAAGATTAATACAACAGGATTTTGATGAACAAATAAAATTAGCTGCGAAATTTTATGGTAAAAATAGTGATAAAGTAAAAGAATTAAGAGCAGCACAACAAGTAGCAGTACTTGCACAGCTAAAAGTATTTGATGACCAAAATAAAGCAATACAAAAAGCTAAAGATGAAAAAGCACAAGAAAGAGCATCAAAAATATTAGCAAGTGAAAATGCAATAAGTATTTCAAAGAAAAGATTTGCAGCAGAAGAAATACAAGATGAAGTATTAAGGCTTAAAAAGTTAAAAGAAATTGATGCTTTAGAAGCAGAACAAGAAGCTGCAAGATTACAATTAATAGTAGATAATGCAGAAGATGGTTCAGAAGCCAAAATGAATGCACAGATAGCATTAAATGAGTTTTTAGAAGATGCAAGACAAAATAATTTAACAAACGAAAAAAATATATCTGCTGCTTCTATTAAAATTACTAAAAGAGAAAATGAAGCTAAAAGAGAATTATTAGAAGGTTATGCTGGTGCTATAAGTAGTTTATCAAGTACAATAGGTCAAGAAACTGCTGCTGGTAAAGGTTTAGCTGTTGCATCTTCATTAATAAATACCTATACCGCTATAACTGGACAATTAAGTGCTTTTTCTAAAGTAGCAGTACCAGGTTATGCTATTGCACAAGCTATTGCAACGGGTGTTGCTGGTCTTGCAGCTGTTAAAAAGATTGTTGCCGTAAAAGTACCAGGTGGTGGTGGTGGTTCAAGTCAAACTGGTTCAATGCCTACAGCACCTACACCTCCATCATTTAACATAGTAGGTGCAAGTGGTGAAACACAATTAGCAGATGCAATAGGTAGCCAAACACAAAGACCAGCAAGAGCATACGTTGTAAGTAATGATGTAACCACAGCACAAGAAATGGATAGAAACATAATAGAGGGTGCAAGTATAGGCTAAATGCAAAATTAAAAACTAAACACGTTATATATTTATGAAGATAATAGAACTTATTTTAGATGAAGAAGATTTTGAAGCTGGAGTTGAAGCAATATCTATTGTAGAAAGTCCTGCCATTGAAAGTGATTTTGTTGCATTAAAGAACCAAGAGATTAAACTTGCAGAAGTAGACAAAGAAAAGAAAATCTTAATGGGTGCTTTATTAATACCTAATAAGCCTATATACAGAAATGGATCAGAAGGTGAGTATTACATATACTTTTCAAAAGATACTATTGTAAAAGCATCTCAAATGTTCTTACAGAATGGCAATCAAAGTAATTCAACACTAGAACACAATCAAGCCTTAAATGGTTTAACATTGGTAGAAAGTTGGCTGGTAGAAG